CTTAGTTCACCACATGGGTCTCGACATCACGAACGTCTTTGGCCGCGAGCAGATGCCACGTCTCGGTGACGACTTCGACCGCATCGAGCGGCGACTGATGCAGATTTTCGGGATCAACCCGTCACTGCTCTCGGCCGGTGCCAACTCGCAGCCGTACGCATCGAGCGCACTGCAAGCTGAGTTCATGAACCAGGTTCTTCGCACCTACCAAGGCCACTTGAAGCGGCACTTCCAGGAGCGGGCGATGGTTGTCGCTGAGGCTCAAGGTCACTATGACTACGAGACACGCGGCGAGACTCGTGTGCCGATCATGGAAGAGGTTGTGGTTGAGGATGAAGATGGTAACAAGCATGTCGAAGAGCGACACAAGCTCATTGACGTTGAATTGGACTTCTCTGTGCTGGACCTCCGTGATGAGGCCACCGAGCGTCAGTTCTTCCAGGCCCTACGTCAGCAGGGCGTCCCGATCCCGGACGAGAATCTGATGATCGGTGTGAACATCGATTTTGACGAAATGGTCATCAAGTACAACGAAGACCTGGAGAAGAAGACCATCGCCCAGCAGGCCGCAAAGGTCAAGACCTACAACGCTCTCGCTGCGGCAGGGTACCCGATCCCACCGGATCTCAAGGCAGAGGTCGAGGCGAGCCGCAACGGTGGCACTCCGCCCCCGCCAACGGGTGGCGGCGGACCGACACAGCCGCCCATGCCCCCAGGAGGCGGTCAGGGACCCCACGGCGGCCCTGGAAGCCCAATCGTGATGCCCGGACCTCCCGGCGGGATCGGTGGCGCTATGGGAGCCCCGGGTGGCCCAGGACAGCTTGGTCCGGGCGGCATCGGTGGAGCAACCCCCGGAGGCGGAGCGCCGCCCCGTGGAGGGATGCAGCCGGGTCCAGCAGGGACCGTACCCGACATCAGTAACGAGCGGCGGCCGGGACTCTTCTACGGAGGCTCAGTCGAGGATGGCCCCGATGGTGACTTCGAGCTAGAGGACAGTGGCCCTCGCTACCCGTACAACATTGATCCCGGGCAGTACGGCAAGATTGTCAACTTCCCGCCCATTGATCAAGTGGCTGGCATTCCCGAGCCCGACCACTATCGCGGCGAGAATCACCCTTTGACACTTCATCTAGACGGTAATAAGGGTCACCGCCAGTATAAGACCGATTGCAGTAACGCTTGGAGTCAGAATTTCAGTCCCTATGAGCTTGCCTCCGGTTCGTATGAAACCACAGACCCGAGTGACTCGGCATGGTTCACTTACGGTCACCCGCCAGACGAGAACCCAGAAGACTTGAAACACCAGGGTAAAACTGATACTGTCCACGACGATGAAAGCGAATCTGAAGGTGTGCGGACAAAAGAAGCAAGAGTGGATGACACAGTTATCCGGCTTCCGCAGGCTAGTAAGAAACGAAGATATCGACTACTGGATGAGGATTGAGCCTAAATAATCCGAGCCCCATCGAAGCGTACCGTGATCTGATCACGAACTGCGTGAACGAAGGGCGCTCATACCAGCAGATTGCAGACATCCTAGAAGATTGTCACGATCTGCAAACTACCCGCCATTCAGTTCGCCGCGCAGTGCGTAGGTGGGGGATTCGGAAGAGTCCAGCCGTCAAGGCAAGTTTCAAGCTAGAGGGCGATGACGCGGAGATCATCACCCAGCCCGGTACAACCGTCAACACTCCCGACGATCTTCTCCGTGAGCGCGGCCTAGAGCCCGACGATTGGGAGGTAGTGAATCTCAAGGTCAATGAGTGGAACGCCATGACCTCAGACAAGGCCAGTGGTGACAACCGCATCGTGCTGATGAAGCAGTTGACGGTGAACTACAAGCGGAAGGCTCCGTTGACACTCATCATCCCGGCCCGCGTCCCCGGTGACTACATCCGGAGACGGCCGCTAGCAGTCAGATACGACGGCGACAACAACATCCGCAGGATCGTGTTCGTCGGTGACCAGCAGGCCCCCAAGCACGACCGGAGACTCCACGGACTCTTCTGCGAGTGGCTTGAGTACAACAAGCCCGACGAGGGTGTCATGATGGGTGACTCTGGTGACTTCTCGCAGTTGTCGAAGTATCCCGACAACCCCGAGTGGGACGAGGCCGTTCAGGTCTGTCTCGATGAGACCTACATGGTCAAGCGCGAGTATGTGCAAGCCAGTGAGTCCACCGAGTGGGTCATGCTTGAAGGTAACCATGATGCACGAATGCGTGATGCCATCCTCGCCAAGATGCCACGGATCTACGGTGTCCGCCGAGCCCTAGTGCCCGGTCAGAAGGAAGAGCTACCAGTCATGTCGATTCCTTACCTACTCCGTCTGGACGAACTAGGGATCAAGTACATCACGCCGGATGGCGAATACGAGCAGGCGGCGCACAAGGTGTGTCAGAATCTCGCCGCTCGCCACGGTTGGCTTGTTCGCAAGGGTGCCGGTGCGTCAGCACTAGCCACTCTTGAGACGCTAGGTCACTCAATCGTGATCGGCCATGTTCACCGCCAGTCAATCGTTCACAAGACGATCCATGACATCGACGGTAACCCCGGCGTGATCGCGGCGATGGAGACTGGCTGTATGTGTACGTCTGATGGGCTAGGCTACACAGTCAACCCCGACTGGCAGCAGGGCTTTGGCACGGCTACCGTGTGGCCCGATGGCAAGTTCAAGCTAGAGCTTGCAACGTACGTCAACGATGTCCTGTACTTTCGGGATCAGCGTTACTCCTAATGAAGGGCATACAACCCGAGTTTGAACGATTGCGTCTGCTAGGACTAAAGCGATGTAACGGACCGTGTGGACTTGTAAAACCGCACGAGGACTTCGTACGTAATGGTACGGCAGGCCGAGATGGTCGTGTGGGGAAGTGCCGCTCGTGTCAGAATGAGGCACGAGCCGATTGGAGAGCGAAGAACCCAGATAAGCTCTATGAGATGGCTCAACGAGATTATGCCAAGCATACGGAGAAGCGGAAAGCTAATGCGATGCTTGGTGTACACCGACGTAGGGCAAGGATTCTCGGAGCGTTTATCGAAGACATAGACCGCAATGTGGTCTTCCGTATGCACGGAGGGATGTGTGGAATCTGCAAGGAATTCATCAATGGTGAGTTTGAAGTAGACCATGTGATCCCGCTAGCCAGGGGAGGGCGGCACGGTTACATCAACGTGCAGCCATCTCACATTCCATGTAATCGCACGAAGGGTGACAGGATCGTCTAATGGCCACTCCCACAACGACACCGTATTACCGCTACGACAAGGGGCTTCTGAAGTATGCCATGCTTCGCTTCCACACAACACGGATGCTGAATCGCATCTGGGATCGGGTACAGGGAATCTAATGGCAGAGAAGAAAGCCCGTAAGCCGCCCCGCAAGCCCTCGAAGCGGCGCAAAGAGGGGTACGTCGAACGCTCGAATGCGGTTCACTTGACTGTGTGGGACGGATATGGTAACGTCCTTCCCGATGACGTTGTTACGGAGATCGTCAACACAGTCAACGAGGTTTCTGGGAGACATGGGTTCCTACTCTCATTTACACAGACGTAAGCCGGAACCTGCACATCGACTAGATAAAGCCCTGGACCGGCTTGGGCGCATGCTCAGGCTGATCGTATCCCTACGGAGAACAGTATGCCTTTCACCGCTGAATGTGAAGACGCCAACTGCGCCTGTCACGACGAAGTTGCACTAGCAGTAGACGATCAACCCACCAAACAGGTGGTAACAGGGTTCTCGGACTTCCTCGTCGGAGTGTTCGGTGCCGGTAACGTCGATGAGGGGGCGAGTGACGACGGTTTCTGTGATTGCCTTCACTGCATTGCCGAACGCCAGGAATACGAGGATGATGTCTCTTACGAGAGCGCAGACTGCGCCTGCGGCGGTACGTGTCCACCAGGGGGCTCCTGCCCCTGTGTTGATGGCGATGCGTGTTCTGACTGTCCGCCGCCGAAAACGGAGATCAGCTACGGTCCATGCACATGTGGACCCGGCGAGGTATGTACGAGTGACTGCGATCCACGGGACCAGTATGACCCTCCGGGCGTCTCCTACTCAGAGGTCGGGCCGCATCCGTTCGGAGCGGACACCACGTACGAGTATAAGGTGACGGCTGTGTACCCCGATCTACGGGGCAGGGTGATCGCGCGTCTGTTCGCGATTGCGGGCGACGACTATAGCGAGACCCCGGAAGTCCTCGACGCGGCAGAGCTTCTCCATGCGATTGGTGAACTGTGATCCTCGGACTGACGGGGCGTGCCGGGGCAGGCAAAGATCTCACCTACCAACTGCTCACCGAGATCGGTGAGCTATCAGGAGCGGCCCTGAAGGGCTTTGGGGTTGTACGGCGAGCGTTCGCTGATCCGCTCAAGGTGTCGGCGGCCCGTGCCCTGGGGTTCAAGGGTAACGCGGCTGCCTGTATCGACTTCTGCAACGCTCTCAAGGGTGACGCCATCATCAAGGTGGAGTCCATGTCGGGGAAGCCGTATTACGCCGTCCTGAGCGGTCGAGAGTATTTGCAATGGTATGGCACGGAAGCTCACAGAGAGGTCTTCTCGGATAGCTTCTGGGTCGATCAGACACTCCCGCCTCTGTGGAATCCCAAGAAGGAGATGGTGGTGGTCACCGATGTTCGTTTTCCCAACGAGGCGGCGCGAGTCATCGAGAATGGCGGGGTGATCTGGAACATCATTCGGCCGACCGGAGACGAGATAATCGAGAGCGCACACGCTTCTGAGTCGGGTCTTGACCCCACCCTGATCCACCGCTGCATCATCAATGGTGGAACCGTCGATGAGCTACGCGACAAGATCGTGGAGGCAATCAGCCACTATGACCACGATGCGGCGCTTGAAGTCCCCTGTGGGTGCGTCTGAGTGACCCACGTCGCAATCGACATCGATGACACTCTCTACTCGTTCTGCCAGGCCGCACGGCAAGAACTGATTGACTGGCCGGGTGAAGATGCCCAGCGAGCCAAGCAGGCTGCCTACTCCATCTGGTCGGACTGGCGTTCGGCCGGGGAGCTATGTAACGGGTTCTTCGATGACGTGATCGCCAAGGTTCACGAGGATGACTGCATTTTGTCTCAAGAGCCGTTCAAGGATGCCGTCGATGTCCTCAACGAGATTTGTGAGGCGGGCAATGAGATCACCTACATCTCGACCCGCGCTCCAAAGACCTACGATGCAACCGCACAGTGGCTTGACAATTGTGGTTTCCCCGCCGGGAATCTCATTTGCACCTTCGAGAGCAAGATCCCGCGCGTTCGTCACTGTCAGTACATCATTGACGACCGGGCTAAGACTCTGGTAGAGTTCGTGTATGACTTCGACTGGAAGTACAAGCACGGTTCGCAGAACGATGACATGCGTCGTCTGGGATTCGGACTTCATGTCACTCAGAACCTCTCACTCACGGATGTCCCCGGTGTGTACCTGGCACCGTCCTGGGCTCTCCTGCGAACCTACCTAGTCGAGAAGGGACAACTGCTCAATGCCTAAAGCGATCACTCTCACCGAGGTAGAGGCAAATCGTGTCATCGAGAGCCTCACTGCGGCCTACAACTTCTTCTACGTCCGGGATCTGTCCGACAGCTATCTCAAGCTAAATCGGCAGAACCGTTCCTCACCAATCACCCTAGATCTAGAGGCGACACTGGCGCTTCTTGCGGAGAAGATAGACGATGAGCCTGTTCAGTGATAAGAGTGCATTTGCCCAGGAACAAGAGCGCCTTGACCGGCCCGCTACTCCCGCTGAGCAAGATGCCGTCAAGTACAAGACTCTCTATGAGGCTGCTATCGAGAACGCGGTGGGCGTCCAGAAGACGGCGGCTCAGACGGCGCGTTATGGGGCTGCCCTGGATGAGATCCGGGACTGGCTCAATCATGGTGCGTCTCATCTATCCGATGAGGACTTCTTCACTCTCCACAACGCACTAGAGGCGGCAGGGAAATGACAGCCACCGAGACCCAATACACGCTTAGCGCCACCAAGCTCAAGGAGCTTGCCTATCTGATTGCGGGGGCGACGACGGCCGTCTTCATGGCTAAGAGCCCCGATATGGAGATGCCGGTTGAAGAGGTCAAGGTGGCTGTGTTGTCCGTCCTGTCAGAGTTCGGGTATGACGCGGTGGGCGTCGATGAGTAACCTAATCATCCTCGCTGGAGTCCCGGGTTGCGGGAAGAGCACACTGGCAGAGCTATTCCGATACCACTACAAGATCGTCTCGTCCGATGTGATTCGCAAGCGCCTAGCCGGATCGCTCAAAGAGGCGCATCGGGAGGACATCAAGCCTTGGGATGTGTTCTACGGGGAGATTGCTACGGCCCTTCAGCACGACGTTGATGTGGTTGCCGACGCAACCTTTCTGACCGTGGAGCATCGTCAGCGAATCCGGGACGTGGCTAGCGATTGTCACGCCGATACCCACTTCATCCTGTTCAAGAATCTCGATGAGGCACGGGCTCGTAATGCTGCCCGACCCGACGAAACGCGGGTTCCCCCTGAGGTAATGGAGGGGTTTGTTGACCTCTATAGTGACACACTTGTACGACTCCCTCAAGAGTGCTACAGTTCAGTCACTTCAGTTGGAAGTTACCGATGACGACGATTCTCACAGACAAAGAACGGCAGTTTCCTGAGTTTGCCACGGCCGTTGGCAGGGGCATCTATGAATCTGCACTTACTGATCCGGACATGCTTGTGATGGCCACAGCGGCGCTGACGGCCACCCTCCCTGTCAAGGCACTAAACCGTCTGTCGAAGGTGGTCATGGTGTATGTCGGCCTCAGAACAGCCGACCGACTCATCTCCTTGATAGCGCGGACAAGTGTCAGAGACTAGTAACGAGCCACTTCCATACACCAAGGGGTCCCGAGTCCGCCTACGTCCGGGGTACGACAAGGTGTACCCATTGTCCTTTGCTGGTGCCGAGGCAACCATCGGGGAGTACACAATCGATCCCGAGAAGTTCGAGCGTATCCTTGTAATCTGGGATAAGAAGCACATGCGTTACAACAACGAGCGGAACATGTGGACCTACGCCGCCCACTTTGAGGTAATCGCTCCCCCGGAGATCACCGAGGAAGAGATCCCCGAGGACATCGAGGAACCGACGCCCGTGCTAGGCGGTCAGGAAGGGGTCGAGTCGGAGATCCTACGACGCCTTCTAGCAACAGCAGGAGCAGCACCGCCTACCGATGAGGAAGAGATCGACAACTACGCCGGGATGCTTCGCAAGGCCATCGAGGTAATGACCTCAGGAGCGGCCTTCATGGTGGTCACAGTCGCACCGGCTCCGGATGACAGTGGCAGACTTGCTCCCTACTTCTTTGGCGCTCAGATTGATGAGACCGCCGGTCAGGCCGCTCAGACGGCATTCGTCACTATCGCTGGTGACGTGATGAAGCAGATCGTCAACCGCAAGGACTAAGGATCATGGATGGACAGCCACAGGTTATCCCGCGAGAGGTCATCAACGACCGACCGATCAAGCATGAGTACGAGTGCGAGCACGGGGGCACTGTATACGCGGTGCCGTCCGCGAGATACTCCACTTGTTCCAAGGGGCTCGTTCACTGCAACCGATGCACTCGCACTTGTCGCAGGCGCGGTCGAGCGTTTACTTGCGGGTTTGGCTGTATCGAGATTCCAAGGTAAGCAATGGCGACCGTAGAGCCACCTGAGATCCCAACAGTATGCAGGCGGGCAAAGCACGGAGACGTGCCCGAGCATCGCATCATCGTATTGCCGGACGAGGTAACGGCCAGCGGCTTCTTCCGTCCTACTCTTCCTGTTGTGCTGTGTGCCCACTGTGACGGCGGCGCTCACCTAGCGGCGATCCGCGAGCACGACAAGCGTAAGCCGGTCTAGCGACCCGATAAGGGTTGTATGAACCCCGAGGACCCGCTAGCCGATCCGACACAGGAACCAGAGTCCCAAGTCCCGGGACAGGGAACAGGACAGCTTGCCTATGACCAGAATGAGCGCACTAACCTCATGGACGCGGGGTTTTCTCCCTGCGCCCACAATGGGTGCGGTTTCATGCACGCCCCTGGACTCAGCCTTACACAGACCTGTCCGAACTGCGGCACAACGCCTGAGATGGCCGACCAGATGGGCAACGCCCAGATGCAATTGGCGGTTGGCCCCGGCGGTGCCACTCGCTCCGGGTTGTCACTCAAGGAGCAGGGAGACATCGGGGAGAACCTGCTCAAAGAGATCGGGTACTTGCCCGGGTACGGGAAGATCGTGTGGACCTCTCCCACTTACACGTCGCCCCTTGACATGGCTACCGAGGAATGGGGTATCGAAGTCCGGTCGTACAACGTTGACAACGCCGCCCTTCAGTTCAATGTGGGGCCAGATGAGAAGATCACCAAGAACGCAGCCGCAGCAGAGGCGGGCTACAAGGGGATTCTGGGCGTGCTCGTGGCGCTGGATTTCCGACGTTCACTGGCCGACATTTACGTCAAGCCGTTCACCCTCAATGAGCCCTGGGGGAGCTATCGCGGACAGCCCCGAACAGGCATCGGCTTCTACCGGCCAAATGGCACTTACCGACTTCTAGAGGAAGTTCCGTTCCGTAACCCTTACATGCTTCCGAACAACGACGCTATGCCCGAGACCACCGAGCCACATTCGGAGATGCCGTTCTAATGCTCAGCCAGGGCGAGCTTCACCTTCTACGAGAGGCCGCAGAGCGTGCATGGGACGATGACACACGTCACCCGGCGTTCAAGGGTCACCCGCAGCGGTCGGCGGGGCAATGCTACGTCACAGCTTCTTGGCTGGCCAATCGCCTCGGTGGACACGTCGCACGCAAGGACGGCCACTACGTGTGGCTCAGTAAGGACGGGAAGTACGTCCTAGACCTGACCGGCGATCTCTTCGCTCAGAAGCCCGCACACCCATCTCTCAACGGGATGAAGATTCACCCCGACGACACCGGACTGGAGCTACAGCCTCGACACCGTAGCCACCGGCCGGGTCCTGTCGTCTTCAAGAAGTCTTCTCACCCGTTCTACGCTGGCATTGAGATTGTGCCCGCGCTCAACAATGAACGGGCCGCGCGATTTGCTCAGCGTGCTAACCGGCTCTTCGACAACCCTGATGCGCTCCATAAGTTTGCCGACATGATTGGGGACGCCTATCCGGGCGAGACGCCACAGAATATTGACGACATGGACCAGCGTTATATGCACGACGATCTCACCGACACAGCCAATGGCGAGTACAAGTACGTCTACGCTAACGGGTCCCTCGAAGTGTCACCGTTCCACAGCCACGAAGACCTCCTAGGCCACACGGGAGCGGAGCCCAATCACATGGGACCAATGTCAGCAGGGACAGTAGATGTGTCAGATGGGGTAGCATTCTGGCATGCAACCGGGAACATTAGCCCCAACGCTCTCATGCGAGTCCTCAAGGACTACGGGAAGCACGCTGGCTGGAGTTGGGGAGGGCTTGCCCAGGCTGACGGGACGCCTATAGACGATGAAGCGTTCCTCGGCAAGTCCAGCAGTCGGACCTACTTTGCGTATACGAATGCGGGCGAGTTGGTGATTGTCCATCGGTATGGTGCTCTTTCGCTGGTTGAAGATTCCCGCATTACCGGGGCGCTGACAACCACGAGCGGTTATACCCGTGTACAAGTTTTGACTCAGCCCGATTACCCTTTGTCCATGCGTCACGTCGCATTCGAGGATGACAAGCGCGTGTTCGCCTGTCTCAGCGAGTGGTGCGAGGATCAGGGACACACTCTACTAGCCTACAACGATAACGTGGTGAAACCCCTTGAGCATCTTGACCTTCACAACAACGCCGACCCGAATCCTACGCAGCCAGATGACATCCAGTATCCGGCGCGTTACGAGAATGAATCTGGTTCCACCAATGGTGGAGCATTCAAGTGTGAACACTGCGGCGCAGTATACCCGACCTATAGCGAATACCTCGAACATCAACACCGTGAAGAAAGTCTCAATCCCGCCGTGGACGGAGCGCCTCTTCCGGACGACTCCCACATGCCCGAGCTACGGGACCCCGACAACCCTTCACCGTCTAACCGCTTCGAGGATCAGTTTCCTTACGTTGCCCACGTCACGGCTGCTCAAGCCGGAAACCTCGGCTCGCACCTACGAGGAATTTCGGAAAGGACCAGTAGCGCAGAATCGGATCATTACCTCGTGGCTTGGCGACATGCTGGTATATCGGCTATTGCACGGCTCACGGGGGATGACCGGGTGTCCGGAGTCGCCGGACGACCTGAAGATATAAACGCTCTTCTGGTCAAGGTAGCGCTTACCAACAGGACGACTCCGGGCGAGAGCCTTGCAGGACCGCTTCCGTTCATCTACGACATCAAGGATGATACGATCACAACGGGTCAGCCGGGTACCACCGTCTCCGACATCCCTGGGCAGTTCACCCCCGGAGGGATCGTGGATGGTGTCTATGACCCGAGCGGCAAGGTCATAATCCACACCTTCACCAACATGCCGTGGACGGCCAACTACTTCCTCAAGCTCTGGTACGCCAAGTTCCCGACCCTAGAGGTCAAGAGCTTGCATCTTCGAGACGATGGCGGCGGAGATACGAGATTGGCGGACTGGCATGGATAGCCTCAAGCATCAGGTGGGCGAGTCGATTGACTACGGAGAGATCTACGTCAATGATGCCGAGAAGAAGGTCCAGATCGTCCTAGGTGACGCTGATCCGACCGAACTGTTCAGCAAGGTCCAGAAGGCGGCCGAGAAGGAGTACCCGAACTACAAGATCGACGTGGGCAGCGAGGACTATGAGTGGGACGTGAAGGCACCGGGTTGGCATAAGGTCAAGGTTTCCGCCCTTGAGACTGAGTGTCAAACACCCGACGCTGTGTACGACACGGAGATCACTCCCAAGGACGTGAAGGTAGATGTCAAGCTCCCGCACGAGCTTGATCTAGACGAAGGTCAGGCCGAATTGCTAGAGAAGAACCTTCACAACGTGGTGGAGTTAGTGTTGGCACCGCACTTCAAGGACGCCAATATCCTCGATCCAATCCAGCCCTATCTCGATCCGGCCGTATGGATCGCCCCGAATACCGCCACCCCACAGTTGAAGCCCAAGCTCAACGACTGGATTCACAAGACGATCTACGGAGCGCTGGAGCGGCACGGCTACGAGGGTCCGAATAGGTGGCTCAAGCTCGTCCTCACAGGCTCTCTTACTACGTACCAGTACAGCGCACACTCAGACTGCGACATCAGCCTTTTCGTCTCAGGGCTCCCCGAGTGGTCCCGTGGCGAGATGATCGGTGTCATGGTCAAGGAGTTCGACGGTATCCTCCTACCGGGCACTGCTCACGACATCCAGGCGTTCGTGGTCTCGAAGACGCTGACGGTCCACGACCTGTACAAGCCGGGGCTGCGTTCCGCGTACGACCTTGAGACCCGTAAGTGGATCGTCCCGCCCGATCACAGTATGAGCCACGATGTTGAACGAGAGCGTCACGCCGACTACACGTACGCGCTTGAGGTCTGCGACAAGATGAACACCCTACTCAAGTTCGAGCCCGAGAAGGCTGTTCAGTATTACGGGGTCATCCATCGGCGGCGGCAGAGAGATCAAACCTCCGGTAAGGGTGACTTCTCTGCGAGCAACCTGGCGTACAAGATGATCATGAATCGTGGGTATGGCGAGAAGCTCAAGCAGTTGGGCGTTCGGATCTACTAGAACGGCCTGGTAATAGACGTGGAACTTCAAGAGATCCTAGATCGCCCTTGCATCGGGTTCACTCAGCACGCTTCCTGTCTCAAGACGGATCAGGGCGTGATCGTGTTCTCGCGAGGACCGCTTCGAGAGGTCGCGGAGATCGAGCTAGCGTACCATGGGTATAAGCTGGCCGAGACCGAGATGCCGGATGAGCCAACGGAGGATAGCGAGTATGACCCGGGCACACCACAGGTGATCCCGTCACGCGATGAATTAGCCAAATATCGAGCCAAGGAAGAGTGCTACGAACTAGCCAGTGCCGTAGCACGTCAATGGCCGCATCTGAGACAAGATGCGGGTTTCTATGTACGTCCAAGACTTGGCCCCGGCGATCATTCTTGGAATGTAGCGCCAGATGGAACTATCGTAGACACGACAAGTGGACAGCATCCAGGCCCCGAAATAGTCCCACCTGACCATCCTCATTATCAACGGTATGTATCGTGGGCTAGCGGAGGACCAGCGCAAACCTTGGCACACCAATTGGGATATCATGAAGGTGAATCATCTGAGGTAAATCCTAGTTGCCCAGAATGTAATCCGAGCCGAATATCAAGCACACCACAGGTGATGTACCACGTTGCGCCCTCTGATTCCCGTGATAGCATCCTCCAGTATGGTTTGGACCACGCTCGGGGTGCCGATGCGAGTATCGAGGCACCAGAGGGCAATTATCTTTGGGGCGATGAACATAGTGCTCACGATTATGCTGCGATGAAGTACTTTGATTTCCATGTCCCCTATGATGTGTGGCGCGTTCGTCATGAGGGTTTACCTCTTGTAGGTGACCCATACTTGGGATCCCCTCCTGAAGATGCCGCTATGACGACTCAGCCGATATCCCCTGATCGCCTAGAGTTGATGGACCCATCCCAATGGGCATATGAGAGTTACTATGCCCCTGGCGCAAACGTTCCGAATACCCGTCGCAGAACGATAGGAATGCGACGTATTACACCGCCACCAACCGATGAATCACCTTTCTATCCCTATGAGGGTGAAGGACCTTTTTACCATGGCACCAATGCTCTACTCAATCCTGGTGACGTCGTACAACCGGCTTCTGAGATAGGACATCCTGGTAACTTCAGCGAAGTCGAAGGGGTACGCAATCAATCCTATCACCCTACGATGGCATATGCTCATGTTGATCCTGATCAGGCTGGCTTATACGGGGGCGATCAAGCAAATGTCTACCGAGTTGAACCAACTGGACCGATATACGAAGATCCTGAAAACTTCTTACCGGGAGGTAAGGCTGGCACTTCGCTGATGAGTTCAGGATGGCGGGTAGTTGAGCCAATCCCACCAGAACGGATTAGGCGCATAGCCGTTCAACGGCGGGAGAGCGCTATCAAGACGGCAGACTGGAACGACATCATGGAGAAGGCCAAGCGGCTCATCCAGGGTAATCAGGTCATCCTACTCCGCAACGGCACCACGAACATCGTTGGCACCGTGCAGGGCGACCACGGTCAGTACGAGGTAGAGATCGGCCGCCAGGACCCGGAGTCACGGGTGATCACCAACTGGCATTGTTTCCTCCCCGATGCCCCTGTCACAATGGCAGACGGGACTCGACGTGCAATCAAGGATATCGGTGTTGGCGACCACGTTCTCACTCATGAGGGTAACTCGCGGGCTGTTCTTACTCATTGGTCAAAGCCCTACCGAGGGCGGCTGGCGACAATCAAGCTTCAGGGGGTGGATGAGCCTATTGTCTGCACCGAGGACCACCAGTTCTGGTCGGCCAACGACGATTACTACCTGCAAGACTGTGTTGGTTGGCGCGGCAAGATCAAGCTTGGGGAGGGGCCGCTAAACCCGAGGTTCGGGTGGGAGCAGGCAAACAAGCTTCAAGCGGGTGGCTATCTGTCATCCACTCCGATTCAGGAGGAAGAGACTTGCGTGATTGCTGGCGTCACTATCGATGAGGATATGGGGACCGTCTTGGGATGGTATGCGGCTGAAGGGTTCGTGATCAAGGCAACAAAGAATCGGATCGGTTTTAGTATGCATCGGGACGAGCGACCCATCGCCAAGAAGCTATCTGAGATCATCGAACGTAAGTTCGGGACGCCGGGGACCATTCGCATGAATACATGGCCCGGAACGGATCGTATGGACACGACAGACTTCCGAGTATCGGACGGGGGTCTACGAGCCCTTGTGACAGAGGCGGTAGGAACCGGGTCTCATTTGAAGCAACTTCATCCTTCCCTACTTCGAGCCCCGTTGGCCGTCCAGAGGGCTTTTATCGATGCCTATGTCGCGGGCGACGGCCATGTAGACGGCAATCGAACCTCTATCATCACAACAAGTGGGTCGATGGCACATCAGCTTCGCCTTATTCTTGATCGTCTCGGTCATGCTACCTCGCTTACATGGAATGACGAGAACAGTGGTAATGGATTCGTCAAGAACTGGCGACGGATTTACCGAGTGCGGTGGGCGACCGGCGCTCGCTGCAATCCTCGGTTCGTCCGCGATGGCAAGTCTTGGTATAAGATCGAGAGCGTTACCTTCGAGGATTACGACGGCCCCGTGTTTGACATGGAGGTCGAAGAGGATCACTCATTCCGTGTCTATGGGGTGAATGTTCACAACTGCCAGTGCCCATGGGCTCAGTTCTCATTTGATCGCACTCGCAAGTGGAAGAAGTACGAGCAGCGTCCGTGCTCTCACGTTCTCGCGCTATACTGGAAGAGCCTCTCAGCCCCTGTAGACGACGATGACGAGCAACAGGGACCCTCTGGGCAACCGGCTCCAGCCCCAGGCGGTCCACCCGGGCTCCCAGGGCAGCCAGGAGGCCCTCCGGGGCCAGGAGCGCCGAAAGGCGGCCCAGCACCCGCCCCAGCGCCGATTGGCGTCAGAGAGGCTCCCAGCGGCCCACGTACGTTCATGCCTAACGGGGACATGTTCCCGGCCGATCAGGGTCAGCAGCCGCTTCCGGGGATGCCACCGGCACAGCAGGCTCAGCCGCAGCAGCGAGCACAGCCCCAGGGCGTCATCCCGCCGTTCCCCGGCCAGCAGATGCAGCTATGGGAGCAGTGGCAGGGACCGGGCACCACAGATGGCGGTCAGCCATCCCCTCCGTGGGCGGTCTCGGTACCGGGCGCCAAGCCCACGAGCCCGTTCAACCCCGTGCAGAGTCCCGGCACATACTCTAAGTTCGTGTGGGCGGCACAGTACCAGAATGGACAGATCGTCCAGTTGATGGAAGACGAGTACATGCAGGAGCAGGGTGGCGCAGGGCAGTATGTTCTCGTCACGGCTAGGCGTCCTGACGGCTCCCCACGCACGGGCGAGGTACAGGCGCAGGACGAGATGACAGGGTGGACCGAAGTCATGTTCTCCATGGACGACAACGGTCCGGGCGAGGCACGATTCGCCATTGGCTACCTTGATCCGGGCCAGGTTCGGCCCTCGCAGCAACTACCACCCGGACAGACCGGGCCGAGACGGGTATATAAGTAGGGTCGCGTAGAAACTCGCCCTCGCGGCTGAGTAATCTACGTATGATTCAGCCTGCCAATATCGCGTTCCAGGGTGTCGTAGGCGGGACCTTCGATACGCAGATCACTCTTTTCGACGGGAATCTTGAGTACGTCTGGTACGGAATCTGGCAGCCATTTCGCACCTACCCCGTCAACGCTATGGTAGCGGGTGCCGATGCGAATGTCTACGCCTCGCTCAATGAGATCGCAGAGAATGACAACCCCGTCACGGACGGAGGTACTAATTGGGCTCCGCTTGATAAGCTCAACCTTACGGGGTGGACGGGTTCTGCCACTATAGCCACAACGGGTAACCCGTCCGGTCCGAGCGTGACCGTCGCCGCCACCATGGGAGGCACGGAGGGTACCGTGGCCGTCAAGTTTACCGGCACTCAGATGTCCGTTTTCGCTGTGGGCTCGTACGACTTCAACATCGAAGTCATTGATACTGACACCAACAACTACTTCCCCGTTATCGGGACAATCGCTCTTATCAGTCCAACCCCATGACCGGTCCCGTAATCGTCGCATACCCCACGGGCGACACGGTGGCAACAGTTGTCGGCATGGGAGCAATCGAGAGCCCCGATACCCCGGTAGTCACTTATCCGGCGGCAAGCGCTGTCACAGCCGTAATCGGCCAGCAGGGACCGCCTGGTGCTGGCTTCACGGGAGCTACCGGCGCAACCGGACCTACGGGGCCTACAGGGGCCACGGGAGCTACAGGCCCAAGCGGGATGACCGGCCCGACAGGCGCGGGTACAACCGGTGCTACTGGCGCTACAGGTGTTCAGGGGGCGACGGGACCAACGGGAGGTCAGGGCATCCAGGGAGTCCAGGGCGCTCCTGGACCAACGGGCGCTACGGGCTCGACCGGCCCAACAGGAGGCACGGGCGCTCCGGGTGCTACGGGCTCGACAGGACCGATAGGTCCGGTGGGACCGACCGGGGTTACCGGAGCCACGGGCGTAGGAGCCACCGGTGCTACGGGTCCGGTAGGAAGCACCGGACCAACGGGACCGACCGGGGTTACCGGTGCTACGGGTTCCCCCGGCCAGAGCTTCACTTATCTCGGTAACTACAACCCCGCCACTGCCTATCAGTTGGACAACGTTGTTGTCGGTTCCGACGAAAATACGTACATCGTCTACCAGAATGCTCCCGTTACGGGGGTTGACCCTGTAACAGACACTAGCGGTGGTACTTTACCGGGAGTCCATTGGGAGGTCTTCGTTCTTCGAGGACTCGATGGGACTACAGGGGCGACAGGAGCCACGGGAGCGACCGGGCCTACCGGAGTAGGAACAACGGGTGCTACAGGTCCCACGGGTGGAACTGGTGCGGTAGGAGCGACCGGGCCTATCGGCGTCACCGGAGCTACTGGCTCGACCGGGGTAGGGACAACTGGAGCGACAGGACCAATCGGGTCAACTGGCGTCACCGGGCCAACTGGTCCCACAGGAGCACAAGGTCCGTCCGGAGCGGCTGGTGGCCTTGGAGCAACGGGTGTCACCGGACCAACAGGCCCGCAGGGGTCGGCGGGTGGCGATAGCTTCGCTTACACCTTTAGCACGAGTACAACGAACGCCGATCCCGGTGCCGGTGAGCTTGCATTCAACAACACTACGCTCTCGTCCGTAACAGCAATTTACATCGATCAGGTTGACTTTGCAGGATCGAACATCAGTACATGGCTCGCGGCCATGGCGTCTCCCGCTGTCATCAAGGTGTTTGACAACAGCAACCCTGCTAACTTCGCCGTCTTCAGTCTCAACTCTGTTACCAACTCTGCCCCGTACTTTCAGCTAGGTGTCACCTATGTCTCTGGCGGCGGCACGATGGATACCACACCTGGTGACACAATCATCACCTATGTTCCGGCCGGATCGACCGGCGCTACAGGAGCGACCGGGCCTACAGGGGGTACGGGCGGAACCGGAGGTACGGGCGGAACGGGATCAGTAGGAGCGAGCGGGGCGACTGGACCAACAGGCCCTACCGGACCCACGGGCGCTACCGGCTCGACGGGGACGGTGGCGGTCAACACGATCAACGCTGGCACCGTAGGATCGACTTATACGCTTGCACTTGCGAGCAACGTCTACAACGTTGCCACAATGACTCTGAGCGCCAATTTGACTCTTACTGTGACGGGAGTTGTAGTGGGTACGACCGTCTATCTCTACATCACTCAGCCAGCGGGCGGCGGAGATACGCTAACAATGGCTCTCGGCTCTCTGTCGGTGCCGATCAACCTGGCGGCGAACTCACTGACTTGTGTGATTATTCAGAGCCCCGACGGCTCCAATCTAGATGTCTCTGTTCAGGGCGGAGGCCCTGCCGGTGCCACCGGACCAACCGGCCCAACCGGCCCAACCGGCCCAACTGGTGTGGGCACAACCGGGGCGACCGGACCCACTGGTGGTACGGGCGCAGCAGGGGCGACCGGGCCTACAGGCCCCACCGGAGCGACAGGGGCGACAGGGGCGACAGGACCCACTCTATCGACCATTTCTTCGACATCCCAGACTGGATCGACCTACACCTTCGCACTCACCGATGCTGGTACGGTGGTTGAGGGTAACTCGGCGTCCGCGCAGACTTTCACGATTCCGCCAAACTCATCGGTCAATTTCCCGGTCGGGACCTGGATCGAGGTCTTCCAGTTGGGAGCCGGTGCTATCACAATAGCGGCCGGTGCGGGTGTGACCCTATTGGCTGACAATAGCTTCTACGTCACCGCTAACCAGTATGCGACCATCGGCCTGAGACAGCGTGCCACCAATACATGGGTGATCTCGGGAGATCTGATCTAGTGACTCGTCGCAGAGCGCCCTTTCAACCTCATCGCCCGCGCTTCGTTTCAACCCCTGGCAACGCTTACACGGAAACAAACGTTACCTCCCTCAGTTGCACATTGACATCTCCTGTTCCGGTAGGTGCCACATTGATCGCAGGCGCTAAGTCAGGCGGCGGCGTCAGTCTTACAACGTCTGAGATAGCTGATGCCGGGGGCAATACATATCACCTAGATGTAGTTGAGAATGCGGGCGGCCCTGTTGCTCACATCTTTCGCGCGACAATTACAACTGCGCTTGCCAAAGGCAGCACTTGGACAATCACGCCCGCTTCATCTAGCGGCAATTGGGGGTTCACCCTCCTGTTGGTGCTTGGAACCGGACCAACGCTTGATAAAACAGCGACCGGCACAGGAACGGCTAGTGTCACGGTAAACTGTGCTACAACGGCGCATTCGCCGGAACTTCTCGTCGCTGTAGCGAGCCTTGCTGGGAACGCAGTAGCCGGTACAACCATCACCCCGTCGAGCGGATGGGTTGACATCGCAACGGGAGATACGAACAACGACTTTTTCGGTATGGGGTATCAAATCGTCAATACAACGGTGACCCCAACCTGCACGTTTACCCCGCATACCTCTGGCCTAAGTCTCGTAGGCGCAATTGCGACGTATTCCTAGGTTCCGGTCATGGCAACTTCCACTCTAGTAACAGGCACAGGCGGTCCAACTGGACCTACCGGCCCAACCGGGCCGACCGGGCCTACGGGAACAATTCCCGCGCTTCCCAAGAACCTGATGGTGTTTGGACACTCATACGCTCAGGGTAATGGCCTCACGAACGCTACTCCCGCCTACTCGGTCAACGACAGGCAATCGACACGTATCGCTCAAGCGATGGGTGCCACTGAGTCTAACTACGGGATAGGCGGCTCGTGCATCTGCCTTGAGAACGGGTCCGGCCTATCAGGAGCAGCAGCCACAGGCGGCTGGCCGACAATCTACTCTACCTTCTCGCCCACCCTTTCGGGAGCACCGTATGTCACCAACTTGGGGGCTGTTCTCTTTATCTACGGCATCAACGACTACGGCATGTTTGGGTCCGGGTTCACGACAGTTTTCGAGGCGGCCATGCAGGCGGCGGTGGATCGGATTCGCTGTGCAGAGGTCTTCGAGGATGGCGATGCCACGGTTACCTATTCGACCGGAACATGGACAACCAGCACGTTCACCGCCAATACTCAGAGTTCTGGGACAACGGCTCACCGAACAGCCTCCGCCTCCGCCACAATTACTATCGCGTTGCCCTCGGACTACAACGGTGAAGGCGTGTGCTTTGGCACTATCATCAATGACGCGACACCGTGGCCTACGGGGTTTGCGGGTACCATTGCGGCCACGGATCACCTAGGTAACCCCATCGGCAATACGATCAACTTGGGTACTATCTGGGCAGCCTTCAACAATACCACCACCAATGCTCATTACGGAACTGCGACTATTCGCGTACCGGCCGGGACTCTAGCTGCGGGGGCTCAGAATGTCACACTTACATTCACCAACGCTCAGACCAAGGGTGTCTTCTTCGACTGGTGGGGTATTGAGGCGGATGTGCCACCGCTTGTGATTCTGGAGCCACCGCTACGATTGACAAGCACCGGATATTCAGTAGAGGGGTTGACCCGTCCATACGCGCTGAATGACGCGGGGGTCGCATCTGTGCTTAGTGCGCTACAGGCGGTTGCCGCTCTTTATTCCGATGGTCGCGTCATTGTGCCGACAGGAGCGGACACAGCTATCGCCAAGAATGTGTACTACTTCACGGAGACCGATCAGATTCATCCTAACTCGGCGGGTACAGGGATCGTAGCGGCCTACGATTTTGCTGGAATCGCCAACTACTACGCCTCTAACCCTACAGAGGCGCTGAAGACCCAGCAGAACCAAGGACCCCTAATAGGGTCGAACACTATTGGGCGAGCACATGTAGCTTCAACTCCCTCGGCTTACGGTAGTGGATGGCAGAAGATCGCGTTTGATACGGTTGATTATGACCCGGGCGGCAACTGGAGTCTCACGAATCATCGGTACAGTTGTCGTGTTGCGGGCTATTACCAGGTCAGTGGACAGATTCTCTTGAATACAGCGGTAGCGGGCGGCGCTCAGAACTACCTTGCGATTTACCAGAATGGTACCGTCGTCACACATGGAGTGTGCATGGCAACGGCAGCGGGGGCCGCCGGGTCTCTAACGGCTCTCGCAATCTCAGATATCCTCTTGTGTAATGCCGGTGACTACCTTGAGCTTTGGTTCCAGACCAATGTAACGACATCTGGATACCCTGACGGTAACGACAGCACCAATAACTATCTCAGCGTTGTCCGCGTGGCGTAACTTGACACGGCGCGACCCGCCTGTTACGATTTCCTTGTGCGCCTCCACGTAATCGGACTCCCTCACACCGAGACGACCTCCGACTACAACCAGTGCGCCTATACGGCTAAGGTCCGCAAGTTCGCCACGATGATGACTCGTCGCGGCTACGAGGTCTTCCTGTACTCATCGGGGCGAAACGAGGCGGAATGCACGGAGCACATTCCCGTGCTCTCACTAGACGCACAGCAGCGACAATTTCGGAAGTATCCGTGGTGGGTCAATAAGGAGTGGTTCGGGCTCGATTGGAATAGTGAGCTTCCCTATTGGCGGAGCTTCAACCATCGGGTCATTGCAGAGATCAGCGAGCGCATCGAACCTCAGGACTTCATCTGCTTCATCACCGGGAGTCCCCAGGCTAGCATCATCGAGAGTTTCCCGTCGAACATGTCGGTGGAGTACGGGATTGGCTATGAGGGTGTGTACGCGCCCTATCGCGTGTTCGAGAGCTACGCATGGATGCACACTGTGTACGGGAAGATGGGACCGTCGTCGGCGGATGGTCGGTTCTATGATGCAGTCATCCCGAACTACTACGACGCAGACGAGTTTCCTGAGCGCCGCCTCAACGGCGATTCAGAATCGTACCTCTTCATGTCTCGAATGACCCCTCGCAAGGGTTACGACATCGCCATCGAGTTGACCAGGCGTCTCGGAGCAAAGCTTATCGTGGCGGGGACCGGCGGAGATAGACCTCAGCACGATCATGTTGAGTACGTCGGGTATGCCGACACAGAGACTCGCGGGCAACTACTCTCGTCCTGCAAGGCCCTATTGTGC